TAACGATGCTTACGTGCTTAACGCAGGGCCTGATGGCGTGACGATTCACGCTGCGTCATGGATGTACACTTGGGATTTAGTGGAGGGCGCGGAAAATGAGTAATGAAGCTAAAATAGCAGAGCTAGAAGCTCAAATTGCAGAGCTTAAAGAGGCCGATAAAGCATGGCCTCAGTTTGGTTCATGGTACTGGCAAATTCGCGAGGACGGCACTGTTCTTGTTCACCAATTGCAAGTGGATATGGTGTCGTTAGTAAGATGCATAGCGCAGGGAAACGTATTCCGCACTAAGGATGCAGCACTAGCCCGCTCACGCTGGAGGGGGATTCATGAAAAGCTGATGAACGGTTGCGAGGGGTGGCGTGATGGTGAGGAAAATTGCTTCCTTATAGCTCATTGGGGAGTTGGAGTTGGGTACAGTACGCAAGGTAACTCTCACCAACCAGAAACACCATACTTCCATACCAAAGCAGCGTCAAAAGCAAAAGCACTCGTTGGCGAAAGTGATTTGACTTTTTATGTAACATACCAGAGGGAATCATGAACCATCAAATAAAGTTTATACTAACATTAGGCATAGCCGCGTTTATCGGCTTATCAATAGTAACCGTTCTGGGCGCGTGTGAGCGTGGCGCGGATTGGTGTGAAGGGAGTACAGGATGACACAGACATTGGATGAATTGATTGCTGCTAACACTTGGCAGCCGATAGATGACGCGCCGAAAGATGGGGCAAAGATGCTTATTAAGTTTCCACGCATGGGTAATTTAGTGGTGCGCGGCTGGTACAGAAAAGTGCATGACCAGTGGTTGTCTGACAGGGGGACTGACGGAGGCATTGAAAAGCCGGAGTGGTTTCATGAGGGGGATTTGTTTATGCTTGTGCCGGATGGTGAACTAGCTGTGGCCGCTAAAGACCTGCAAGATAAGCTGCAGATTGCTACTGAGGCTTTGAGGGAAGTTAAAAAGAATTGCGGGGATTTCCACGCAGCTCATCATTTTGCAGGCCAAGCACTAGCAGCGATAACAAAAGAGAATGAAAATGTATAACATCAACAGATTACTAAATCAAATCCTACTCATGACTACTGTTGTGACCCCACGCACACCTGCAATCTTGTTTAGCTCCAATGAGTTCGGTATGAAGTTCTGTCAGATAGATGTGTGGCATGAAGACACTGGTGATGGGGTTGACGGAACATACGTGGCTCAGGGTAGTGGCCAGACATTCAGTGAGGCAATCACCATCGCTGTAACTAGTCTGCAAATGAAACTTGACAACAGGGTCTTGGCAGGAGGACGAAGCAAAGCAGCTAAAATTAAGCTGCCACCAATTCAACTAGACTTATCTGACCTAATCATATAGTGCAGGCTGGGGCAATACTTGTGTTACACACAAGGCAATACCGAGATTAAAATAATATAACTTTAATACTTGCAATCTGAACTATGCTTTGGTATATTGTAATCAATGGAACGGAATTAACCAAACCATTACTTTTTATTAACCCATGTAACAAGGAGAACATCATGGAAATCACTAAGAATATGGAACGCACAGAGTTTACTGTACAAGGCGTGGCGCTAGAATCACCTAAGCCATTTGCAGAAGGCCACGTGCTTACAGCTCTTGAAGCAGCCGCACTTAACCAGACTTTTGTTGAGAACATTCGCAACAACTTTGCTAAGACTGTAAAGCTCGCCACAGAAGCTGAAGGTGGCGCAGATGTTAAAGCCCTACAGAAAGAACTTAACGAATATATCAAAGGCTATGAGTTCGGTGTTCGCCGTACTGGTGGTGGTGGTACTCGTACCCTTGACCCCGTTGAGAAGAAAGCTCGTGAGATTGCTCGCAAGTATATCAGCGAGGCTATCAAAGCTAAGGGTCACAAAATCAGCGACTTCGATGCAGACACCAAGAACAACTACATCGACGGTTTGCTTGCTGACCCTGAGAAAGGTGCGAAGATTCGTGCCATTGCTACCGAGCAGGTTGCAGCTGAGCGTAAGCTTGCAAGTGAAAGCATCGAGATTGATTTCGACGCATAAGGAACAGACTATGCAGCTTCTCCTTTCGTGGTTTGGTTGTGCTGTGTAGTCTATTAGAGGGGGAAGTTTTGTTTGCTTGCACTTCCCCCTCGCAGCGAGGTTGGTATGGGTGTAGAACTACAAGAGCAGCAGATGATTACCGCAATGGAAGAAGCGCTAGCCGCATCACTTGGCGTCCTCATTGAGGCGAATGATATCGAGGCTCTACTGAGGCGCTTCTATACTGCAAAGAGAAAACAAGGCGAACAAGGTAACTTGAGTTTTGTTGAATTGTCTATGCACCGTAGCCGCACTCATACCAACCAGTGCTTATTGATTAAAGGAGATACAAATGTCAAATGAATCTGACCTAGTTAAAGTTACCATCCGCCTACCCCGCCAGCATCGTGAACGCTTGCTTGAACTTTACCCGAAGTCAGGTTACAATGTAGTAATCCGCACGCTCGTAGGTAATCTTCTCAAGTCTATCAGTGAGAGGCACAACCAAAGTCAACCGTTGCTTGAACCTATCAAGTTAGACCTTGACCTCAAAGAGTAAAACAAATAAACAAAGGATTGGCCTCCAATGACAACGACCCCTACACTACTCAAACTCATAGTAATCGAACATGAGTCCCCTACATCCCACGAGCTAGAACTTGTAGGTGATTTCGATACAGGTAAACCCTCTCCTGCTCGTACCTTCAGCACAGTCATGACTGACAACCTCAGCTTAAACTATCAGGACATGGCAGGTTTGCTCCACCAACAACTCCTCAAAGACTTAGCAAAGGATACCCAATGACTGACTCTGTTCTAAACACAGCTAGCCCTGATTCAATTAACGAATTGATAGCACGTGACCCGCTTGAATTATCTGACCAAGACGTAGTAGAAATTGTTAGCTTCTTACGGAAGAAACGCAGCGAGTTTCAAACTGCTGACGCGAAGAAAAAAGCGTTACCAAAAACGAAGGTGCCTGTGCCAGCTGGTGGCCTTGACCTTTCAGATTTACAAATAGAGTTTTAGGAGTCGCCATGTACGAAACATTACACGAGCAGAACAAGTCTTTTAGCCCTGACATTCCTGCACTACAACTCGTATGGGATAACACTTCCATGAGTTTATTTAAAGCCTGCCCTCGCAAGTACCAACTAACAATGCTTGATGGCTGGCGTTCAAAGCGTCCTGCCCTTCCACTAATCTTCGGCATACTTTACCATGCAGCTCTCGAAACTTTTGACATCGCACTAACTCAAGGTGCAACGCACGACGAAGCAGTGCAGCAAGCTGTGCGTTATTGTTTGGAGGAAAGCAGGGTAAGTCACACCAATCCACACACTGGAGAAATAACAACTACTGCATGGGAGACTACATGCACCAAGCGTAACCTCAACAACCTTGTGCGCGCAGTCGTTTGGTACTTCGAGCATTTCCGCAACGACCCCTGCACAACAGTCTTGCTGGATAGTGGTAAGCCTGCGGTAGAGTTGAGTTTCAAGTTCGCACTTCCTGAAGAGTACCTTAACTATTGGAAACCTATTGGTGACTACATGCTGTCAGGCCACCTTGACCGAGTCGTTTCTTTTTGCGATACCATCTACGTGCAGGATAGAAAAACTACAGGTGCTTACTTCTCGGACAAATACTTTAAAGAGTTTGACATGGCGGGGCAGATGACACAGTACACCTACGCTGCTTCAATCGTACTTAAAGGTGAAACTGCTAAGGGTGTTATCATTGATGCAGTTTCTCTTGGTGTAAACTTTGCACGATACCAGCGGTCAATCACTACTCGCACAACAGGTCAGCTAAGTGAGTGGATGCAGTCAACGTGTGACGCACTTGAACAACTAGAGCGGCTCGTCATGCGTACCAACGACCAGTCGGCTAAAGGCAAACGCTATGATTGGCCTATGAATGTAGAGAGCTGTGACAAGTATGGTGGCTGTACGTTCAGGGAAGTTTGCAGCCGAGACCCCGCTGTTCGGCACAACTTTTTAAAGGCTGACTTCAAGCAAGAGATATGGGACCCGAGTGTTGCACGATGATTATTATGTTCGCGCTCTTCATTGCATTATGTTTACTACGAGATAACTTTACAAGAAAGAATTGATATGTTAATACTAGCTTACGATACAGAAACTACAGGCAAATGGGATTTTAAATCTAGCTTCCACGACCCTGCTCAACCACACTTAGTGCAACTAGGTTACCGCCTATTCAACGTAGATAACGGTAAGGTGTATGCTACCGAGTCAACCCTAGTACAACCCCGACTCTTCCAAAGCATTGAAGCAGGTGCAGCAGCAGTGCATGGTATTACAATCTCCGAAGCCTTAGCTTTTGGTCAAGACCCTGAAGTTGTTATGGAGCGGTTCAACGACCTAGTCTTGCTCGCTGACCGAGTGATTGCGCACAATGGAGCTTTCGATTCTAAAGTAATTGACCGCACCTGTAACGCGCTTAACATTCCTACAATCTTTAAAGACTGTGCTAAGCAGTATTGCACCATGCAGAACACGACTAAACTTTGCGGCCTCACAAACAAGTACGGCAATCCGAAGTGGCCTAAGCTAGTAGAGCTGCACCAGTTCTTATTCGGTGTAGGTTTCGAAGGTGCGCATGATGCACTCGTAGATGTAATGGCAATGGAGAAATGTTACATTGAGTTGAGTCGTCGTGGTCATGTTGTATAATGATTTACCTCCTGTGGTAGTGGGGCGCTCAGAGCCTGTAGGTCATACACCTGAAGGTACGCCCCGCTATTACGGCTTTGTTAAATTGTGCAAGGACTTTAGCATCCCAGCGCTAACAGCAATAAATGGTACATATATCTCCGAAAGAGAACTTGACATTTTAAAAAATATAGGATATATTATAATCCGCCCAACAGATAGGAATAGCAGATGCCAACATTGGAAACCCTCGAACAGGACAAGCCATTAAAAATGCTCGTCATTGGTAACAGTGGCTCAGGTAAAACTGGTGCGCTTGCCGCTTTGATAGATGCAGGTTACAAACTTCGCATCCTCGATTATGATAACGGACTGGACATTCTTCCTCAGTTTGTAAAAGACAAGGCCAATTTAAAGAACGTGACGTATGAAACACTGACTGACGGTATGGGGCTTGTTGGAGATAAAGTTATAGCTAAGGGTACACCAACAGCTTTTCAACGTGGGCTTAAACTTCTCACGGATTGGAAGGGTTCAGATGGAGTTAACCTTGGTAAGATAACTGAGTGGGACAAAGATACAGTACTCGTCATTGACTCTCTTACTTTCATGGGACGTGCGGCACTAGCTCGTGCGCTCTTTGCAAATGGCCGTGGAGGTTCGCGTCCGTTCCTAGAAGATTGGGGCGATGCTGGCCGCCAACTCGAAGATGTGCTAGCCTTACTATACAGTGACGCAGTGAAGTGTCATGTAGTTGTGCTTACACATATTCAAATTGTAGGTGGTGAAGAAGGTACTACAGCTTTCGGATACCCTGCATCTCTTGGCTCCAAATTACCTACACGAGTTGGCAGATACTTTAATCACTGTCTTCAAGCAAATATCATAGGTGCAGGCAAAGCCTCTCGCCGTGTCCTATGTACCCAGCCATCAGGTTTCGTAGATATTAAGTGTCCAGTTAAAGACGCTCCCGCTACGTTACCTATGGAAACTGGGCTAGCCGATTACTTCAAGCTAGCCCGCTCAACAACTTAACAACAACAGAAAGATTTAATTATGTCCGATATAGATTTTGAAGCAATACTACAGACACGTGCAGATACTATTGAAAAGCCACCGCTAGTACCAGTTGGTAGCTATGGTGCTGCGATTGTAGGTTTTACATTTGGTGCGTCTAGTAAAAAGCAAACCAAGTTTGTGGCATTTGATGTGCTACTGCAAGCGCCCCTAGATGACGTAGATGCTGCTGCCATTGAGAAGATTGGCATGGAGAAAATTGTGACCCGCAAAATGCCAGTTACATTCTACCTAACCGAGACTGCCCTATGGCGCTTGACCGAGTTCCTTGCTGCGGCAGGTCTTACTATTGGTGGAGAAGTTTTAGAAGACCTCATCAACCAGTCAGTTGGTCAAGAGGTTGGTGTCTATGTTGAGCATCAGACACTAGCAAACAGCGAAGATATGTATCCCAAGATTGAGAAGACATTCGCGCTGTAAGAGTTAGCTTTGTGCTAAGGGCGGGAGAGGTAGGCCAATCCCTCTCCCGCCTTCTTAACTATAACAATAAGGGGAGTCGCCATGCTCAAAAACATTAGACGCATTTCAGCTAGTGAAGTCACAGTTGATAGAGAAAATCGCCAACGCCAAGAAATCCGAGACATCGACTCTTTGCAAGCCTCCATTGAAAAGCTTGGAGTTCTCCAGCCTATCGTGCTTGATGCTAACTTTAACCTGATTGCAGGTGAGCGCCGACTAACTGCGTGCCGCGCAATCAACCCAGAATTTGCAGTGCCTTATGTCTTATACGATAACCTCGATGACCGCACACAAAAAATTGTAGAGCTTGATGAGAATCTTAAACGCTCTAATTTGACATGGCAGGAAACATCAATGGCAATTTATCGAATACATAACCTACTTGTAGAATCTCGCATGAGTACTTCCATATCACAAACTGCAGATTACATTGGAATGGCAGTAAGTAACTGTAGCCACCATCTTATAGTAGCAGCAGCTTTAATTGCAGAAGACCCCCGCGTAATAAAAGCTGATGGCTTTCGTGCTGCTTACAATATTCTTCGTCGCGAAACTGACCGCGAGAAAGATAACGAAATGAATGAGTTGTTTGAAATTATTACAGACAACGAAACCTCATACCAAAATAAAGTAGAAGCAGGTGACTATGACTCCACGACAGAAGCAGAGCCAACTGCAACCGCAGTAAAAATCAAAGACACAAAGAAACCTAAAACCAGTGCTCAAATTATTTGCCGTGACTTCATAGAGTTCTGCGATTCTTTTGCAGGTAAGAAGTTCAACCTACTTCACTGCGATTTTCCCTACGGAGTCAACCACGGAAACTCTGCACAGGGTGGTACTGCATCTGGACGCTGGGAAGGTTACGAAGATTCAGAAGATGTGTACTGGGCATTATGCAAAGCACTTTGTGACAACCTAGATAAAACCTTATATCCCAGCGCGCATGTAATTTTCTGGTTCAGCATGGAATACTATACAGAAACAATAGCTTTCTTTAACAAGTATGCTCCCAGCCTAGACATTCAAGCTCACCCCCTCATATGGCATAAGACAGATAACAAAGGGATTGTGAAAGATGTAGAGCGCCGCCCTCGTAATGTGTATGAAGCAGCTCTAATCATGTCGCGTGGTGACAGAAGAATTATTCAACCTGTTGCCAATGTATACGGAGCGCCAACCAAAAAAGAAATCCACGTTAGTGAAAAGCCTGAACCAGTTCTTCGCCATTTCTTTCGTATGTTTGTTGACCATCACACCGAGATGCTCGACCCAACCTGTGGCAGCGGTACAGCTATTCGTGTAGCGGCGGCAAACTTTGGAGCCAAGCGTGCGCTAGGTATTGAGAAGAATCCTGAATTTGCAGAAGCGGCAGCCAAAGCTCTTGACCGTAAACTAGCTATGGAAAAACTTAGTGGAACAATAGGCATACAAGAAAAGACTGATGATGACGAGAGCTGAAGGCATATACACTAGGCAATGTAAAGAGGTTTGGAAATCCGTAATCATTCAAATCATGCAAGATGCTACCAGCCTGTCTTCAAAATCTGAGGCAGTAGCTTGGAAGATGGCAGCTGAAAGTTGTTTACATTTAGGTAACAAAGACTTTTTACTTGTTTGTGATTATGCAGAAATAAACCCACAAACAGTTATAGATGCAGTTAAGAAAATACAAAACAGAAAACTAAACTGTAAAGATTATGCAAAGGAAATTATAGATGGACAGAAAAATAGTATTATTTAATGGGGCGCCACGGTCAGGTAAAGATAGTGCAGCTCGCGCTCTCACTAATAGCCCGTCTGCTGAAGGTTGGGTTGTTGTCGAGCGGAAGTTTGCAGCAGCACTTAAAGAAGCTGCACATACACTCATTGGACTTGGCAACCGACCAGAGGATTACTACGAAGAAACCAAAGACCAACCAGATTCAGACTTCTTCGGCAAAACCCCTCGTGAATTTTACATCGGACTTAGCGAGCTATTTCTAAAGCCGTTTACAAAACAGGCAGATGTGTTCGGTCAAATTGCTGTGCGTAAACTCGAGGCTTTTGAACACAAGTTCGCAGAGCAGTTAAAAGACAATAATGTATTATTTGCATATTCTGATAGCGGCTTTGCACTAGAAGCCTACAACTTACTGCAAGTAGTTGGTAAAGAGAATGTCTTTCTTGTGCGCTGTCATCGTAAAGGGTTTTCGTTTAAAGACACCAAAGATAGTCGTTCATACATAGAGCTGCCTTGCACCTCCGTTGACCTATACAACGATGGGACATTAGAAGAGTGGGAAGCAAAAGTTCGTAACAAAGTCTGGGAGTGGGTAGGATGAAGCCAGACACCCCTCGCAACAAACCAGACATAGCTATAGTTGGTGAAGCTATGGGACGAGAAGAGTTAGCAGAAGACCGTCCGTTCGTAGGTATGAGTGGGCAAGAACTCAATCGGCAGTTGTCACAAGTAGGTATTATTCGAGAAGACTGCTACATCACCAATCTGTTTTGGGAGCAACCACCACGAGGCAGACTGCAGAACTTTTGTTGTGGCGTAGCCGAAGCCCGCAAAGACTATAAAAACATTTGGCGTGAAAGATTAACAGAGGAGTTTCCAAATTATGACTGGCCACAAACTTACGACTGGGCAACTATCATTGATAAAAAGTATCTCCACCCAAGCAGACTTGGAGTTCTCCCTAGACTCAAAGCAGAACTTGAAGAACAAAATCCTACGCTTATCCTCGCAACAGGAGGAGCAGCGTGCTGGGCGCTCATCGGACTCTCAGGCATCGGGGCTTTACGCGGTGTTATTGCAGCAGCAACTCTGGTCAATGCAAAGGTTATGCCAATCTATCACCCTGCCGCTGTGTTACGCCAGTACAATCTACGCAGCACAGTTATCATTGATTTGCTCAAAGCGAAAAGGGAAAGCAAGTTTAGAGAAATAAAAACACCACCATTTGAAATCTGGATTGAGCCTACCCTTGGAGATTTATATGACTTTGAAAAACGATATCTTGCCCACGCAGAAAGTATTAGCATCGACATCGAAACCTGTCAGCAACAGATTAGTTGTGTGGGATTCGGCTGCACCGTTAATGGAATGGAGCGTGCACTCGTCATACCTTTCGTGGACAGACGCCAACCCTCCAATTCTTATTGGAAGTCAGCACTTGCCGAAACCTCGGCGTGGAAGTTTGTTAAAAAGATTTGTGGAAACGATAAGCCAAAAGAGCTACAAAATGGTTTGTACGACCAGCAGTATCTATATCATTTTAACTGTCCCATTCGCAATACCACGCGAGACACGATGTTGCTACACCATTCAATGCAGCCCGAGTTGCAAAAAGGATTAGGTTACCTTGCTTCCATCTATACCGATTACCCTAGTTGGAAAGCTATGCGACCTAAAGGCAAAGAGTTTGAATCACTAAAGAAAGAAGAATAGCATGGACTTTGAAGAATACCTATGGCAGCAGTATGACGAAAAACCAACAGACCCTGTAGGAAAGTTTGCACGCAAAATGCAGACAGGTAATCTAGGACTGGAGTGGCCGTTTGAGGGAGTGCAATCTAAAAAACAATTAATCGCGCATGTCAACTCTTTATCCGCATGGTTTGATAGTGAAGACGTTTTAGCTAGCTATCGTTTCACAGCTGGTGTAGCATGGGCAGACTACGAGAAAGAAGCCCTTAACAAATCTTAATACTTTTTTAACCGTTTAAAGGCCATCATTTCGCTAAGGTATGTTTGCACCTTTTGCCCCCATCATGGCCACCAAACCAAAGGAAATCGCCCCCATGAATAACAAACCAACACAAATCAATAAACGCTGCGTAGTACTAGAGTCACCATACGCTGGCGATGTAGAATATAACATCAAATACTCTCGTCAATGTATCAAGGATAGTATCGAGCGCAATGAAGCCCCAATAGCAAGCCATCTCCTATACACACAAGAGGGAATCCTTGATGACAATGATGCAGCAGAGCGTCAAATAGGTATCAACTGCGGTTTAGTTTGGACACACAAAGCTGCTGCAATGGTAGTGTATATCGACCACGGAGTTTCTAATGGTATGGCAAACGCAATGCTGTATGCAACGCAACATGGAGTTCCTATAGAAGTTCGGAGCCTTAACAATGGCTAAAATCTTTACAGAAAAAACTGTAGCTGACCACAGTGACCTCGAACAACAATACTGGATTTACAATGGACTGGATTGCGTAATTACCCGCACCTTGTGGGACAAACTCAAACACCATCTAGAAAAGCCCCACGTAAAAACTGCTTACAATTTTGTTTGTGCAATGCAGGCGCCTGCTCTCGAACTTATGCAACGTGGAATGCTGATTGACAGTGAACACCGCACGAGCATTAAGCTAGATTTAGAATCCAAAAAGCGCAGACTGCAAGACATTCTTAAACAGTACGGCATGGCACTTTGGGGAAAAGAGATTAATGCAAACTCACCTAAACAACTCGAAGATGTATTCTACAAAATCATAGGTTGCCCACCTCAATATAAATATGAGAAAGGTGAGAAGAAAGTTTCAACCAATCGTGAGGCTCTTGAAAAGCTAGTACAGAATTACATGTATGCCCGCCCTGTTGCCTTAGCTGTAATTGCGATGCGTGATGTAGTTAAACAACTAGGTGTAGTCAATAGCGGAGTTAGTAAAGATGGACGTATGCGAGCAAGTTTTAATATTGTTGGGACTGAAACTGGAAGATGGTCAAGTTCTGAGAACGTGTGGGGCGGGGGGACTAATCTGCAGAATATCACAGACCACCTCAGAAGAATGTTCGTTGCGGATAAAGGGAAAAAGCTTGCCTACATTGACCTTGAGCAAGCGGAATCTAGACTCGTTGCTTACTTATCTGGTGACGAGGCCTACATCGACGCCTGTGAATCAAGTGACCTTCATACGACAGTATGCAGAATGGTGTGGAAAAATCTTGCATGGACAGGGGATTTAAAAAAGGATAAGAAAGAAATTGCTGGAGCTAGCTTCTACCGTAACTTCTCTTATCGTGATATGGCAAAGCGCGGAGGCCACGGTACAAATTACTACGGCACACCTCGCACGATGGCAATGCACCTGAAAGTTGCAACCAAACTTCTCGAGGACTTTCAGCAAGAATACTTCAGCGCCTTTCCTGTTATTCCTGAATGGCATGGCTGGGTTGCGGAGCAAATACAAACAACAGGAAAGCTTACCACACCTCATGGCAGACAGCGCCAGTTTCATGGAAGGCTAGGTGATGACACTACGCTACGTGAAGGTATTGCATTTGTACCGCAGTCAGCTATTGGAGAAATCCTCAACCTTGCACTGCATCGGGTGTGGGAGAAGTATGGAAAAGACCAAGTGCAAATTCTAGGGCAAGTGCATGATGCGATTTTATTTCAATACAATGAGGAAGATGAAGACACACTGATACCACAGATAATGGATTGTATGACTATACCGTTCCCAATCACAGACATCTTTGGGAAGACTAGAACTTGCACAATTCCTGTCGAAGCATCATTAGGCTGGACATGGAACCACTACAATTATAAGAACCCAGAAAACACACCAGATGGCTTGCGGGCATGGAGCGGAACAGATGACAGAATTAGAACAACAAAAACGGAATATTCCCTGCTTCGTACAGTCATTCGTTGACGCTACGGTAGAACTTCCAGTACCACAAATCTTTAGAGAGTGGTGTGCCATATCAACTATTGCGGGGATACTCCAACGCAAGGTCTGGTTCAGTGCGTCTTTCGGAGAACTGTATCCAACAAACTACATTCTATTAGTTGCACCTCCAGGTGGTGGTAAGTCCACTGTCATCAAATTTGTAAACCTGCTTTGGGGTTCTCTTAAAGATGCAGACTGCCACGTGTTCACTGGTGACATAACCAAGCCCGCGTTGATTGATAAACTGCAATCATGCCTAATCACCAAGACTCACAAAGGCCGCCCATACTTATACAGCTCGCTTAACATTGCGTCAGCTGAGTTTGGTAACATGATGAAAGCCAATGACCGAGAGTACCTCAATTTCTTGAATGAAATCTGGGACTGCGGCAAACTGTATGAAGAAGGCAGACGTACTCGTGACGAGTCTATCTTACAAATCCAACGCCCACAAGTTAATCTTATTGGAGGCACACAACCAGCGTATCTGAGCCACATCATGCCTGACCAATCCTTTGAGCTTGGCTTTCCCTCCCGTTGCTTGATGGTGTTCTCAGACGAAGAAATGCACACGGAGTTTTTACCTGCTGATGAAGTGGTAGTTGACTTGCCTGATGATTTACAGGGACAGTTCACTGGCCTATCTAATATGGCAGACTTCACAAGAGAGCTAAGAGTCATCAACGGTTTCTTTGGACAGTATCGCACGCACGCTGACACAAAAGCACTATGGGGAAAAATTAACGCACAAGAAGAAGACGGCTATTTGCTGCCAGATATGCAAAAGCTAAGTGGTTACAAAAAGCGCCGCGTCAGTCATATTGCAAAAGCCGCGATGTGTATAGCCGCTGGCCGCCGTAATGAGTTGATGGTTATGCAGGAAGACCTTGAATATGCTATCGACCTTATTCACCGTACCGAAGCCAAGCTCCCATCTTTGATACAAGACATGGCACAGGATTCAGACCGTGGCGTAATGGACGACTGCTGGAATCACACAATGGAAATATACAAGAAGACTAAGCGTGCCGTCAGTGAACACTTCATCACTACATACTTAGGTAACAAAGTGTCCACTGGACGTATCCGATTTATCATGGAGTCAATGCTTGCTTCTTACATGCTGAAAGAAGTACCCGCACCATCAGACAAAACTAAAGCAGGAACTAAAATCCCATCAGCCTTTGCTAAGTTTAAACACTACGTGCCATTGACATTACAGCAGCGGGGTATTGACCGGTGATGAACACAAGTATTGCCCGCAGCTTATTCAATCAATCCGCGCTTCTTAAACTCTAGCGTGTCTTCAAACGGATAAGCATTTTCGATGCGGCTTTGATTCCTTTTCTCTGTGCGTGTCTGTGCGCTGCGCAGTACCGAAGATAAATCAATACCATCTCGAATTGAAATCATTTGAAGTTCTCGCTGCGCATCCCAATCCCGCGCTTCACCAGCTTCTACCCAAGCCTTAGCTACACTCTGCATTTTAGCCCGATAGTTTTTCTGGTTACTAAACAGCCGCTCATTAACTTCGTGAGCCATAGTCAGCCTACGCGGATTGAAGCCCATCTGATACAACAACTGCTCGGCGGTATTAAGTTCACCACTGAGTTGGTTTCCTGTATTTAAACTACGTACCGCATTGTTTTTGGTCAAACTAACTGCACGAGAGAAAGCCTTCGGTGCAAGAGCTTTGGTTAGTTGCAACCTTACTTCTTCACTCTCCGCAGGATGTTTACCTGTTGTAGAGAATGAATCAATTGCACTTCCAAGTCCTGTACCAAGTGCGCGAGCTCTATCCCAATGTGCGAATGACATCAGCATACCTGCATCACGTGCTGGGTCACTCAGTGGCATAGATGCTTGGCCTGTCATGCTCACTCCAAGAAACGCAGGTAGCCCCATGTAGACAGCATCCACAGCATTTCCTCCCATCTTATCTGGGCTAGTCCCGCCGAACATATCGTAAAGGTTGTCCATAGCTGGTTCATCCGTCAACCACTTGCTCGCAGTATCGGCCAACATATACGCAGGGGTTGCGGCCACACCACCAACGGCTGACGTACCTCCCATCATCCACATCAGTGGTGACCAGTTCCCGCGCATAACACCATCACCTGTGTACTCCATCATCTGGGCAACGTAGTGAGTTTGCCAATTCTTAAACAAACCAAACATAGAACCAAGCGGAGCTGTCATTACGCGTGCGCGGTCAGCTTGGGAATAGTTGAACATGGTTTGTTCTGTAAACTCTTTTGAGAACCTGTACAGCTGGTCACCTTCAAGTTTAAAGAAATCTCTACCTACCATATGCCCCATCGTGAACGTGTGAGCGCGGCCAAACTTCTCACTCAACGCAGGCATAAAGTTCGACACTTCCTTGCCCCAGCGCACAACACCTTCTTGACCTGAGATAACCTCTTTAAGCCTTCCAACAACTGCAGCATTTTGTCCTGCATATTCCTCTACAAACTTAGGGTCAACAACACCCTCCATCGTAGCCCGATTGTACGAGGCAAGTAAGCCATCATCCATGTTCTTCATCTCACGAAAACTATTCCGCGTCAGTTTAAACATATCAAGAGTACCCATGCCCCCACGAGGTCGTCCATCCGCAGCCATTGCTGGTAAGAACGTCATGTGCCGAGTGACTTGCGAACTTTCTGAGTTCATCAAAAATGCTACACGCGGTAGTGTGGTCTGTAAGAATGTAGTAGCATTAAGTGCTGCGTATGCTAAGTTCCCCATACCGAGTTGCATGTGGTGCATATACTCATTCATGAAGCCACTAATCTTTGTAGCACTATTCTTCCCCATAACAGGCGACAGAACTTTATCAAGTACAGCATTTTGTTTTTGTGCCATATCTCCTTGAACACCAGCAAGCGTGTTGAGGCGGCGTGTAACCGCTGTAAATAGGCTTGGGTTATCTACTTGCAAACGGCTCAAGTCATCTGCCAGTAAGTTGTTAATGCTAAGATTAGCCATGTACTGGTTACGGCGCATTGTGTGCGATTGAATACGCTCCAGCAACTCATCTTTAGTGTAACCTGTTTTGTATCCTTCGACACCCTTACGCTCTTTAAGTGTTCCAGGTCTTGGCTCTTGTGCTCGAATGGCTTTATCAAGCTGGCTAATAGAACGGAACTGCGCACCATCAGTACGCATCATAGCAAGTTGTGCGATGTCATCCTCGACGTGGAATAGTTCGGCAGTCTCAGCCCGTGACAATATAATCCCCTCTTCTGAGGCTTTATCAACAATGCCATCTGCCCGCTTCAGTGCTGCCTTAGCATTCTTACCGCTAGCAATGTAAATCGTCCGACCAGTTTCATCTTTAATCGGAACGCGTAAATCTCCATCCCATGTGCGCGACACCATGTAGTGACCTTTAAGTGGAACGACAGCCTCTGAGCCTACCGCTTTCATCGTACCATTAAGCTGCTCCATCATGTGTGTATCAAACTCATCTAGCCCTTTAATTGCTGTAAGAGCGTTCTCAGTTATCTCACCTTTTTCAAACAATGCAGTAGCTTCTGTAGGAGATAGTTGATCCAACCATGCACGCTCTAGCATACCGAGTTCTGCATCATCCAGTGGGTCTAACAATGACTTAACAGAAGGCTTACCTTTCCACGTACCACCAACAGCTTCTTTACCCATGAAGCGACTGAACTGATTGCGGCCAGATGCATTAACAGAGTCACCATACATAATAGCCCGCGTTGCCGCTCCTGCTTTATCATATGTAGCTTTACTCAAACTCCAAATCCACTGAGCACGTGGGTCACCTTTAAACTGGTTCATAGCAGGTGCAAGATAATCTCGGAAAGTTTCTTTCATCCGTCCCAGCATAGCATTGTCAGTAACACCACCCAAACCTAGTTGCTTAGAAAAATGATCCCAGCCTTTAGAAAAGTTACCTTGTTTAGCACTGTCTGCAAAAGCCTGCAACGGAATCTCAGTGCGCAGGTTTGCCACCTCGTCCATCACGACAAGTTCATTAGCAGGATTAGGTTTGTACGCTCCTTCGTCTACCCAAGCAGCTTGCTTGCCCATCAGCTCATTAAACTTGTTGCTCGGCCCAGCAAACTTACTTGGCTTATCAGTCTTAAATAAGACCCACTCATCATTAACTTCTCGCGTGCCAATCGTACCGTTAATCTTTTTACCTACAACAAACAAGCCACCTTCTTCCTGAGCATAAACCATGTTATCCCCAATCTTGTCCATCTTACCAGCGCGCAGCAAACCGTCTTCAAACTTCTTAGACGAGTTCTTGCTATTGAGTTGGAATGTTCTAGGGTACTGAACAAATTGCAAGTTGCCAGTCAGCCCTGCTCTTTGCATTACATCATCGCGGATAGCTTCAGTTGGTAACCCAGACTTCTTGTCTTGAATTAAGCGCCGACCAATAGGCTGACGCTCTACACTAAAGTTGAACATGCGATTGATTTGATGACCGTCAGCCTGCCCTTTCATCTTGCCAACAAAACGAGAAGTCGCAGGTGCTTCAATCCGAATATCCCGCTCGTATGTTGCAATTTTATTCTTAGCAGCAGACAGCCCCTCTTCAGGTACTTCACCCTTAGTAACCTTCTCACCGAGTTCCCGATGCAGCAGCTGTGTTGGTTGGCGCATATCTTTAGACGACTCGATGTTATACGCAGCTTTGAGGTTTGTCTTTTTTGTACCACCAGCGCGAAACGCCCCAAACAATCCACCACCAACACCCTCAATAGTAAGGTTGACACCAGCAGTCACAAAGGCGTCAGTAACATCTTCCATGCTATCCGCTTGTGCAATCGAGCCACCAAGTTTCGCAGCTTCCACTGGAGCCGTGATTGCCATCGCACGCTTAGCAGTTGTCGCGAATGGGGACTCAGATAAATCCCCAATCTTATCCAAACGTGAGGCAATCTTTGGTAACTTCGACGCTTTCATCACTGCACCGTATGGGGCAAAAGAACCAGCAAACTCAGATACTGCACCAGCAACAGGATGCTCTATACGGTACTTATCTACCTCAGCATCACCTTCAAAACCAAACGGCTCAACTAGTCCTTGAGCAGCGGAGCGTACAAACATCTCCACTTGATTCGATGAAGGCTTAGCAGCGTCAAATCTGCTCGTTGCTTTTGCACGATTCTCAGCGCTTTTAACTAAATTATCTACACCCATTACTTACCCCGAACCATTGCTAG